AGACAAACGATGCCGATACGGACAACCCTCCAGGAGTTGGCGGTTCCGGGCCTGACGTTGTGAGTTGGAAATTTGAATATACGATAGCAAACGGGCCGTTTGTTGCAATCACTCATTCTTATATCTCGATTCCAGGTGGTGGTGCGGCAGACCCGATCCTGAACGGTTATAAGTGGGGTGCAACCTGGGCCAAAGATGCTGCAACAAGTGCCAAGGTGTTCGCAAATCACGAAATGTTAGGAGCTTAAGATTGTGGATTTCCCTCGTGATTTAGTCTTACCAGATGGGTTGGTGACAATATCGCCATATCATCAGTGCAGTGTCGGAGCTACTATAGGTAGTATGGGTGGCCCATACTCTTCTACTTGGGCTTCGGCTAGTCGGGCTATTTTTGTCCCTTTTCGTATACCAAGATCGATACTTGTCTTAAATATGTGGACATATAATGGTGCAGCAGTAGGAAATAATCTTGATATTGGGATATATTCGAAAGATGGGACCAGATTAGTCTCTAGCGGATCAACCGCTCAAGCTGGTATAAACGTTATTCAAACCTTAGATATTACTGATACACTAATTGGCCCAGGACTTTTTTACATGGCATTATCATTTGACGGAACGGTCTCAACGGTGTTTAGAAGTTTACCGGGTAACATAGTTTTTCCCAGGATACTGGGCATGGTATCAATGAATAATGCCTTCCCTTTACCGGCAAGTGCTGTTTTCGCTACATTAGCGTCCTCCACCATTCCAGTATTTGGACTAACTGTTCGGAGCATAGTATGAGTGACTGGTCTGTTCCTGTTATTGAACCTCTAGTGACAATTCACCCTTTTTCGCTGGAATCAATTGGAAATGGGGTCGACAGCACTGGATTCGTCTTTAATTCTATTGCATCTGCTGTTTATCCAACTGCTAACCTAGCCTTATTTATTCCATTTTCATTATCCAAGTCGATCACTATAGTTAAATTATTTTCTTACACCGGTGCTACAAAAAGTGGTAATATTGATATGGCAATTTATTCGGAAGATGGAACTAAACTGACCTCTGCCGCTGCTGTAGCCCAAGGAACCATCAATGTTCTACAGGAATTTGATATAACCGATATTCAAATTGGTCCTGGTACTTTCTATATGGCAGTAGTGCTAGATAATATTACTGGAACACTACGTAGGGCTACTTCAATTGGCAATATTGGGCCTGCTGTTCATGGCATGGCGCAAATGGCAAACGCTTATCCCCTTCCAGTGACTGCGGTTTTTGCTCAGATAGCAGGAAACTATATTCCGATGATTGGACTCTCGACAAGGGTGGTGCTTTAATGCTGAAATCAAATGTGACAATGACCTTCTTTGGATATGAAGTACAAGATACTGGAATCAATCTACACTTTCTTTGTCCAGACCCAGGAGCCGGTGAGAACTCGGATTGGTATGTGTTTCTCACCGATGCGGAGGTTGCTTCGATCACTAGTCTGGCTACTGCAAGAACTCTCGTAACCACTAAACTCAACCGGAAATTCAGGGCAGCTAGCATCGCAACAAAACTTGACCAACTTATCGGTCAAAGTGTGGTGATTTAAGATGACAAATCCAGCATTATACGCAAGTGATACTCAACTTTCAGTTATCGGGACAGAGCACGTCCTCAATGAACCTGCTGTCGCGGGAACCTTTGTGCTCAGCGTGGATACTGTAAACATGGCAGCCGGTGATGTGCTTGAACTTAGAGTCTATCAAGTTACATTAACGGGTGGTACACAACGAGTAGCTTATTTAATGATTTACTATGGCGCACAGCCAACAGATGATGTTGAAAAGATCAGTGTTCCGATAGGAAATGATCTCGTGGAAGCTAGTGCTTTGAAATTTACTCTCAAACAAACTTTCGGTGCAGTCCATAATTATCCCTGGAAAGTTCTCCAGTATACATAAGAGGATTAGATGCCAGCACCAACGACTAGAAGGCTAACTCAATTACTATCAACACCGAGTGGTGCGGCGATCATCAAGATTTCCAGTGAAACACTTGGCTTAACTGAGGTGGACATTCGGCGGATGTACTCCATAAGGCCCTTTGCGGAAACCGAGGGAATAACCGATGGAACAGTTAGGCGGCTTTACTCAGTTCGTTCTTTTGCAGAGGTTGAGGGACTGATTGATAATTCAGTCCGGCGGCTGTTTTCAATTCGGCTTATAACCGAAACGGTAGGCCTTACCGAATCCCTCTTGAGACGTATGCAGTCTGTCCGAATAACGGCTGAGACCATTGCAATAACCGAGGTTGAACTGGTCAGGGCCTATTCAACAAGGATAATCAGCGAGACAATCGGGGTAGCAGATTCGCTTTTAAGAAGGGCCCGGTCCATCCGAATCATACAGGAGACTGTGAGTATTCTTGACTCCCTGATTAAGCGGTTACGTTCTGTCAGGATCATCCATGAGGCAGTTGGCATAATTGACTCATTACAAAGGCGAATGTGGTCAATCAGAATCTTTGCCGAGACAATAACTATATTAGATACCATGAAACGCTTCTTCGGCATCGTGAAGATATCAACTGAGATTGTGAACATAGTCGAATCCTGGACTGGAATTTTATGGTGTATATGTCTGACGGGTTTATCGGTTGCTAGATTGGGTATTCAGAGAATGGCCGTTGCCAGGATAGTAGTCAACCGACTGGGTGTCGCTAGAATGGCTCTCACAAGATTCTGTCGGGAGGTGTTCCATTGACAGTTACCTATGATATCACGAATGCCATTGGACAAATCCGGTTGATGATAGGGGATACTAATATCGTACCTCCCACGAATGCTATCTTCACCGATGAAGAGATAACCTTTTTCCTGACAGTCAATGGGGGCGACCTGAATCTCGCGGCAGCCATGGCTTGCACCGCATGGGCTTCCAAGTATGGAGCGAATGCAGACTCAGAACGTATTGGAGATTACTCGTACAGTCAGAGTATCACAGACAAGTTGCTCAAGATGGCCGCGAACTTTACGGCTCTAAGTGCGTCTGGGGTGGCTTTCGATATTGCATCCATGGATCTGATAACAGTTCCAGGGACGGACATCTAGGTGTCTTACGACTCACTTTTGACCAACACCTGTACCACGAGGCGGTTTGTGCCGGGTGTTGTGGATGACTATGGCACGCCAGTCAAGGCATGGGCAGATTATCTCGTGGCGATCCCGGCCCGGTGGTCTACCCCGTCCAATCGGGAGGTCAAGGTCGGCGCAGAAGTCGTGTTGGCCGACCTGCAATTATTCCTACTAGACGTGGATGTAACCGAACAGGATAGAGTGCGACTCGGACTGGCCGCAGTCGAATACGAGATATTGTCCGTAGTGCCACGCCAGGACAGCGCCGGTTCCCACCATCGTGAATGTATGCTGCGAACTGTTAGGTAATACTTGACATCTACTACTCCGATAGTATATCATAAGTTAGAGAATACTATCGGAGGGCGGAAGATGCCGGAATTAGGGGAAGTGAAAAGCAGTAGGGAACTAGGATTCAGTGCTGGTAGAGGGCATTCTAGATTCCTTTGGCACTCCTGTCTAAAATGCGGAAAGGAACGATGGGTTACTTTAATAAAGGGAAAACCAAAGAGCAATTGCTGTAAATCTTGTAGTAAACAGGGCGATCAAAATGGCCGATGGAAAGGCGGTCTTGTCGAGGCCATCTGTCAGGAATGTAAAAAGGTTTTCCTTGTCAAGCCATCGGTCGCAAGAATTGGAGTTGGCAAATTCTGTTCTCGTACTTGTGCGGCAGGATTCAATAATAAAGGGGAACGGAACTGGAACTGGAAGGGCGGAAGGAGAATTGATAAAGGTTATATAGCAGTTCTTCTTTATCCGGATGACTTCTTTTACCCCATGACCAACAACGGATATGTTCTCGAACACCGTCTTGTCATGGCAAGATATTTAGGCCGATGCCTTCAACCCTGGGAAAAGGTACATCACAAAGGGATAAGATATGCCGGTATTGAAAACAAACTGGATAACCTGATAGATAACCTTGAACTAACCATGAATGGCGAGCATAGTCTTGCACACAGTCGAGGTTATAAGGATGGTTACCAGAAAGGACTTGCGGATGGCAGAATTAAACAGATTCAAGAACTTAAAAGTTTGATAGAAGAACAGACAAAGCAAATTAAATTACTCCAATGGCAGACACGCGAAACTATACGGGTAGTGAAGTAGCCGTGAAACTCTCGGTATCTGTAGAACTAAACCTGAAAACTGCCGAGGTAACTAAAGCCGTCAAAGAGGCTGCCCGCCTTGCCATGCGGGATACGGCTGCGGCAATAGCGGCAGATGCTCAGAAATTAACCCCTAAAGACACGGGAAACAATCTGCGTTCCATAAAGTATGAGGCTTCAGGAATGCCAGTACGTGGAGATATTGAAAGAATTGTGGATGATAATAAAATCGAAGGGGCTGTCTATTCCACTTCCGGCTATGGTGGTTATCTGGAAACAGGACATCATACTAAATCAGGCAGTTGGGTCGCTGCCCGACCGTATATGAAACCAGCTCTAGATTTGTCATTCACCCTCGAAAAGTTCACTGAGGACATGAAGAGGCACTTGAAATGAGCATCCCTGACACGAATCCAATCATAAGGAAGTACCTCACAACAGCCAGTCCGCTGACGAATCCTCTTATGGCCCTCGTAGGTGCGCGTATCTACTGTCCACGCCTGCCTGAGAATGCGGTACTCCCGGCTGTTGGATTCTTCACACGCGGGGGTCAATCAACGCCTTATATCCCTGATTTTGCTTCCCCCTCCATGCAATTCGACTGCTGGGCTTCAAACCTCATAATCGCTAGGCAGGTTTACCGTACCTTATATGACGCCCTCCAGGGCATCCAGCAAGTGCCGGTCGTTATAGGGGCGATCACGTACTACATTAAATCTGCAATCGAAGAAGTACATGGGCAGGACTTAGTAGACACGGAGATTCAAGGATACTTTAGGATTCTTACCTTTTTTCAAATAATCGTATCGGAATAGGAGGTGACACATGGCCTACACATTGCTAACGGTGCTACCCGCAGTCAAGGCGGGCTCAGAACTCATTGCCCTTATGGTTGCGGCCAACACCCAGGGCGCGGACGGGTTCGACTTCCCCAACGACGGCAAAACAGTTCTCTTAGTATTGGATGAACTGGCAACTGGTGCCGGGGATACACTCACCTTTGAGGCGATTGCCGACGAGGATGGCCGGGTAGAAACTACACTTGCCCGAACAATCGTAGCCAAAAAGATATATGCCTACGGTCCATTCCTTCCGGCGATTTGGAACCAGTCCAATGGCAGGGTAAGGTGTAAATTCACCACTGCCGCTGCGACTACGGCAATCATGGCAATCCGGGTCGATAATCCCACATAATCTACAATCTAAGGAGGTAAATATGGCAGATCAGACTTTTGTTGTAACCGATGCTATCAAAACTGGTATCCTGGACGTAACGGCTCATGCTAATAAATTGCTGGGTGACGCTGCCGGTGCGGATTACTTCTACATGCCGAATGATGGAAAGACCGTACTGGTGTGCGTGGTAGGCGCTGCCGCGAAAGCGATTACCTTTACTCCCGTGTTGAACAAATACGGGCGTACTGAGGTGCTGGTGGTGACACCCACTGCGAGTAAAACTTCTGTCATCGGCCCGTTCAAACCGCATCTGTTTAATCAGACGAACGGGATGGTAAAACTCCAGCCCGCAGCTGGCGGGCTGGCAACAGACATATATCTGGCCCTAAGAGTAGGGTAGAAAAAATATAGGAGGTAAAAGAACATGGCAGATGTTGTAGCAAACGTCCTTGTGGGCGTAGCAGAGGTTTATTACCACACCACACCGGGGACAGCTCCGGCTTCAGTCACTACAGAGTTCGGATATACGGAAGACGGGGTAACGATGGAGTATACCGCCGCTATCGCTGACGTGGAAGTTGAAGAATCCACATTCCCGATAAACCGCGTTATCACCAAAGAGGACTTTTCGGTAACGCTTAACTGCGCTGAGAATCTTCTGGCTAACCTTCAACAGGCAATGGCAGGGGCCCTCACCGGCGGCGCGGGCATTATCGACCTGGGTGGCGGCGCAATGCAGGATGTGGCTCTCAGAATTTATGGGCTCACCACCGGCGGACTGCACCGGACTATCTATATCCCGTATGCTCACCCGGTCGGGAACGTTGGCATGAGCTACAAGAAAGGCACAAAGACCATTATCCCGATCACATTCAAGGCTTACCGGGGCGTGGCCGGTGCTGATGTCGTTGTTATCACGGATGCCTAATAGAGTGAACTAAAAAGGAGAATCATGGAACGGACTGAAGAACAGAAAATAGTCCAGGCACCACTACTTGTCATTCTGGGGGGCAAGGAATACCAGGTCAAGCCGTTGGTTATCAAGGACTCACGGGTATGGAGGCAGAATGTAGTAAAAGTTCTGTCCTCCATACCTCAATTTATGGGTGTTACCAGCGATAAGCCGGCAGAGTTCGGGGTAGCTCTATCGGCCTTTATGGTCACGAAACCTGACGAGGTAGTTGACCTGTTTTTTGGGTATGCCAAAGACCTGAATCGAGAAGAAATCGAGGCGGCGGCTACCGATGCAGAGTTAGCGAAAGCCTTTGATCAGGTGGTAGAAATCGCCTTCCCTTTATCTCAAAGCCTCATCGGGACGCTGACGAGGATGGTTCATTAGGGGAACTATTTGAGTTCCTGCTGACCGAATGGGGAGTAACCCCTGATTATATCGTGGCGAACTGGACTGAGGAATTACTAGACCTGATGGTTGACAAACTGATCGAGCGTAAGAAGCGAGAAGTCGCCGCTATTAAGGGGCAGGGGTCGGGCTACTATGAGTCTACTGGCAAACAGGTAGTATCCGACCAGGCTTTTTTTAATCAGGCGGGTATCAAGGTGGAGAAAAAAGATGGCAAAGCAGTTTAACCACTGGTGGGAAGACCCCGATTGGGGCAAGAATCCGAAGAACTTCAAGAAAGTACAGCGTATTCTAATCCCCATTGGTCTCATTATTACTATAATAGGTGTGTCTGGGTTACTACTAATAAACTGTGCAAGGCTTTTGAGGTAACGAGTGGCAATCAGTATTGGAGATGCCTTACTTAAACTCGGAATTGACTCCAGCGAGTTTGATAGATCGATGGCCGAAGCCGGGCAGAAGGTTGAGTCTGCCGTCAAGGGGATGCAAACTCAACTCAAGGTTGCAGGTGCTGCCATGCTTGCAGTAGGTGTAGCCGGTCTCAAGATTGTGGATTCTGCTAGAGACATGAACGCTCAATTAGGGGCAACAGGGATTACCATCGGTAAAACTACCGCCGAAATGCGAGAACTTGCTCTCAGCACCACTAATGTCACCTTCCCACTCAAGAGTGTTATCGCTACGTTTGATTTGCTCACGCGTGCAGGCGTGAAAGATGCTGAGCAGTTGAAAGTAAATGCAGAAGCCTTTGATAGCCTGGCAGACGCTACTGGCTTAACTGCTGAAGTCGTGGCTGACACGCTGATTCCAGCGTTCAAAGTCTTTGGAGTCGAATTGCCGAAGTCTGCTGACGAACTGGATAAGTTCACCTGGCTTACCAAGAATACTACGGTGAATCTGGGTGAGTTCGGTTCTGTTATGCAGTTCGTGGCTATGTACGGTAAGGAATTGAATCTTACGATTGATGATATGATCGGAATTATGGCCGCACTTGAAGCAAGAGGCATTACAGGTTCGGCGGCTACTCGTTTATTTCGTACGGCTGTTAATCAAGCAAAAGAGGGGACGATTGCTTTTAATGATGCCTTGGGTGTTTCTCAAGGACGGATTGACAGTTTCAAAACAAAGATTAGTGAGAATACTGGCCTGACCAAGAAATATGGCGACCAGCTTAACAGCAACATCGGGATAATGGATAGGCTCAAACAAATATATGACGAACTGACGTTATCCGTTGGTAGTTTTCTAACTCCCCTTGAACCAGTCTTTGCCCTGCTAACTGCCTTGGGGCCGGTCATATTAGCTGTTGCTCTTAATGCTAAACTCTTATCAATTGCTACTGCTGCATTAGGAGGAGTTATTGCTTTCGCCACCGGCCCGATTGGTATCGCAATCGGACTCACTTTGGCACTCGGTGCGGCCTTCCATTATCTCTGGAATAAGTCCGGAGAAGCTGCTCGCAAGGTAGCTGAAGATGAGCGGAAGATGACGGCCACGATTAAGGCCGAACTTGTAAAGCAGAAGGCTGATAAACTAAGTGCTCTCCAGGCTCAAGGGGATGCTGCTAAGACAGCACACGATAAGGCTATTGAGCTAATCAAAAAGGAATACGGACTATCTGAGAGTCTCGCCCGAAGTAAACAGGATGACATAAAAGAAACTTCCCGCATAGCGCAGACCGCCCTTGATGACGAACTTACAAAGGCACGCACCGTATACGATGCTCAAATCTCGTTGCTAGACGATATCTACGATGCGAAGATGAAGGCCCTCAATGCCGAGACCGAGGCATTGACTAAGGATGTCCAGGACAAGATTGACCTGATAGATAGAGAACGGGCAGCTAAAGACCTGACCCGACGATACGGGCAGGAACAAGAAACTATTGCAGCCGACAAAAAGGCCGTAGCTAGTGCAAAGAATGCCGAAGAATTTGAATCCGCATTAAAGAGACAGAGAGAAAATTTAGCCAGTATTAACCGACAGCATGACGTTGACTACGAGAATATTCAGAAGGGTGTTCTAAAGGCGGAGATTGACCGGATTCGGACTTCGGCCAAAGATAAGGCCGGAACCCTAACGGATGAACTCAAAACCGAGAAATCCCATGCGGCAGACGTGTTGAAGGTAGTTACTGATAACATCGCAGAAAAGAAAGCGGCCCTTGACAAGAAACAGACTGAGGACTTAGAGCGCCTTCAAATAGCATTCAACACCGCGATGTACAATGAGGCCCTGCTTCTTTGGACGAAACAGCAGAATCTTATCCAGGAAGAAAAGGACTTAGCGGAGAGTTTTGCCCGGCAAGAAACGGCTGCAGCTATTCATGCAGAGACTATGAGACGTATTGCCACTGGGGGAGTTGCTGGGCCATCTCTTTACAGTGAACATATTACGCCATTTCAACCTCTACCACCTACTCTTACCGCACTAGAAGGATACCAGCATGGCGGCATGATCCGTGAACCTACTCTACTTTACGGCATGAAATCCATGAGACCGTATGCGGTGGCCGGGGAACGAGGGCCGGAAAGGATTAGTCCTGAGACAGGCGGTAGTTACCGGACGGCCAACATCTATTTACAACTGGACGGGCGGACATTAGCACGTGTCCTCGGTCAACCTCTAGTGGATGAAATCAGACTCAGGCAAGGGGTGAGAATTTAATGCCGATAATCGGTTCAGAGGAATCTACGTTGACTCAGGAAAGGATCGTCAGTTTCCAGATAGTCGAAGCGGGGTTGCTGATAGTTCATGTTGACTCTGAGGGCTATCTGCATGAATCAACTATCCGTCTAACAAAGAAAAGCCCCAAGTTAGGCAAAAAGGGGTAAAGAATTGGCAACGACTATCAGGATAAGCGGGGTAGATATTGAACGAGTAAAAGGTTCACTCCAAATCTTCACTGCTATCGAACAGCGGTCAACAGCCTCTTTTGTCGTGGTAGACAGATTGGGGACTGCCACGTATATCAGAGGCCAATCAGTTGAGATATTTACTTCTTTAGCGGTGCCTCCCTTCATTTACCCTCAATTTAATGGATTCATAGATGCGGTAGTTACGACAAGAATATCCCCATCTTCGCCCACACTCTACCATGCAATCCAGTACATGGATGCTCACTACCTCGCAGATAAGCGGCGGTGCGCTGAGGCTTATGGGCCTCAGACGGCGGGATTTATTGCCAATGACCTCTACACCAAATATCTACAGCCGGAAGGTGTCATCATTGGTGAGATTCAGGCCGGGCCGATTATACCGGAAACGCTCTTAAATTACTCGCCGGTCAGTCTGGCGTATGATGGTCTGGCCACCCGTGCTAATTTCATCTGGTATATTGATAGGTTCAAGCGATTATTCTTCGTGGTCAGAACTACGACCCCCGCACCATTCGCTATTACCGATGTTGATATAGTGCGGGACGAGGGAATGGCCTCTGAATTGGTAAAGTCTAACCCGCTCTACCGGAACCGGCAGTTTGTCCGAGCTGGCAGAGATGTGACGACCCCGCAGACAGAGGATAGAACAGGAGATGCCGAGACAAAATCTTTTGCAATGGGTTATCCCTTAAATCAAGAACCTATTATTACGGTCGGGGGTGCTCCGCAAGTAGAAGGAGTAAAGGGGCTTGATGATCCTGCGATCACCGTTTTCTGGGCGAAGGGCGATCCGGTTATTACGTTTAAGATTGCCCCAGGAGTTGGTGCCGCAATCGTCGTACTCTATATAGGCGAGTATGACATTATGATCCAGGTGGAGGATGCCCCTGAAATAGCAGCGCGGAAGGCGGTTGAAGGCGGAACCGGAATCGTAGAGAGTATGGAGGATGCCCCGACGGTCAACTCCAAACAAGCAGCTTTTGATGACGGACTGGCCCTGCTTGAGAAATATGGCGTTATTGGTAAGCAATTCAGTTTCCCGATCAGGGTTTGGGGAATCGAACCGGGGCAGATGGTGACTGTTACCTATGCCGAATACGGACTGAATGCTGCTGATCTTTTGGTCGAGTCGGTTGAAATAGCCGAGTTTGCACCGGGCGAATTACGTTATACAGTCAAAGCTATCGAGGGGCCGGAGTTGGGTGACTGGACCGGATTCTTTAAGACGCTCGCCAACATGAAGGAGGAAGTTCTGGGCAGACTCAATGTGGGAAGTGATCAGATATTGATAATCCTAGCATCCGTACCTGAGAACTGGGAGTGGAGCGAGACCATTACCGAGATGGTCTATGCGTGTCCGATATGCGATGCAGGTCTGCTATGCGGGCCGGGGGTGATAGTATGCTGATAAATAATTGGTCATGGCATACCAATATCAAGATAACGGTTCGTGACCTTTCCGGTAAAATCCTAGAGGTCAAGCGGATTCGCAATCTGATTACTACCGTTGGTCTAGCCTTACAGGTTGATTTATGGCACGCCGGAGGCCCTACAGA